CAATTAAAGTTTGGGGCGAGAGTCCTGTCTCAAGCGATAATCTCGCTACAAGATAGGTGAAGGACTCTCGCGTTACTCCAAAGGGTCATCATCTGAAACCTCGACTCGCGTCAATGTCTCAAGGAATGACTCTCCGAAGGGTTTAACGGTTTCACCCGACCGACGGATTGCTTCCCAGCAAAGCCAATAAACATCGCTCTGCTTTTCGTCATCTCTAAAGGCTTTGTGGAAACCCTTCTTTGCATACTGCTCAAAGGCGTACTCGATCGCTGGAGTGATCTGGTACTCGTTAACGCTTCCGTCTGCCCTTGTTACCTTTAGTTTTGCCATTGTTTGCCCCTTAGTTAGTTATTACGCTGTTGTGATTACTACTGCGCCAGACACGTTCCAAGTTACTGACTGCATTCCTAGATCGCTAACTGCGCCGTTAATGTCGGTTGTGTTGTTGACTAGGCAAGTCATTGTGTAAAGAGGGTTTGTGGCTGAAGTAGCAGCTGAAGTCTGCTTCAAAGTTACTGTTACGTTTGTGCCCCAAGCAGCCTGAAGTGTTGCTAGGACTGATGCTGTTGCTGTGTCGTTTAGGAAGTCGATAGTAACAGAACTTTGTTCTAGACCCTTGACTTGCTTTACTCCGGTATCGCCCATGGCTGTGACATCGAGTTCATTGAATGATCGGTTAAGCGTTACTGATTGAACATGGTCTGTAAGGGCAACCGAATTAACAGTAACCTGAACTCCATTATTTAGAAATACTGCCATTTTGGTTATTCCTCATCTTTCTTAGTTGCTGGTTTAGGTGCTGGTGCTGGTGCTGGTGTGGCAGGAGTCTGACCAATCTTGATCAGGAACTCTGCTTGTTCTTTTTCCCATTCATTCATGGTTTAACTCCAACTCGTTAGGACTGATACTTGCATTGAGCAAGTAAGAAGATCGCCTGTTGCGGCATTGAGAACGCTAGGTGCGCTCACATCTCCCACATTATAGACGATAGAGGATGCTGCTAACTTGCCAAACACAGCAACTAGCATCTCCTCAATTCCATTTAGGTTTCCCTCGTTGTCCAGAAGTGGCACGAAGATATTTATATTAAAATTAGCCAAAGGTGCAATCGTGTTATAGCCATTGTTGTTAGGCGTGACATAAGGGTCGGCCGGTGATAACACAACGCTGTTAACTATGGGTGTACTGGGCGGAAAACTAAAGACTGAGTAAAGTGAGTTATCGACTAAAGCTGCTGCAATAGTGGCGCGAAGTGTAGAGATCGCTGCTGTCATGGTTAGCCAACCATCGAGCGCGGATCAAGGTAAGGCGCTAGCAAGCCGCGAACGCGAGCCAGCAAAGTGTTAGACATTGTGAATGGGCTAGGCACGAAGCCATCGACTGTCATGCCTTGACCGCTTGGCGCTTGACGCGCTTGCCAGATAGCGATTGAGATCATTAAAGATGCTTCTTGGATCGATGGAATAGTTGAGTAATCTGTATAAGTCTCACCTGCTGCAATGCCATAAGGCTCAACTGTGTGGCGTGGATTATCGACAGTATGATTTGTAGTGACATTAAATGATCGAGTGTCAACACCTGTAATTGTCTTTGTGCCGTTGTATTTAGTACCTGCACCTGAAATCACTACTGACATTCCTACATAAAAATAATCGCGAATATCTTGATCAAAATAGAGAGTGCCGACTGTGCCGGTATTGCCGTGAGCAATTATGTATTGCTGGTTTTTCCATAGAAAAGGCAAGAGTACGTTGTCTGAAGCATCGCAGACAGATTGGAGCGTAGCGTCAGCATAGAGAGTGCCAACGCCAAGGGCGCTGCGTAATTCTGCAACTGTTGTAAGTGCCATGCTCTTATCCTTTCTAAAGACTGGCTGGGTAGAAGGGCACTACCCAGCCAGCGACTTAAATTAGGCTTACGCCTTGTTGTTCTTGAATGCGCCAGCGCCGACCTTAGTCGCGATTGCGCCATAGCCGTAGTAGCCGATTGTTACCTGACCTGCGGCTGTTGACTCTGCGCGTAGGCGATAGGTTGGGCTCTCGTACCATGTGTAAGCATCTGGGTTAACAATGATGATTGAACCATCTGTGTCAGTTCCTGATGCTGTGTTAGGTGTTACGTAGAGGTTAAGACCTGCAACGTTACCTTGAAGTGCTGTAGGTGAAGCCACTCCACCTGCGTTTTGTGGCTGTGATGCTGTGTAGATTGGGCGTCCTGCATCGTTCAATGTCATGATGTTTGACCATTGTGATGTGTTTACGATCATGTTGCGAGCGAATGGATTTGGCAAGCCAAGTGTTGCGCCATAGACAGAAGCTGCACCGCGAGCAACTACTCCAAGGAGTTCTGCTGCTGTTGGATAGGTAACTGTTGTTGTTGCATCTGCTGTTGCGCCTGAGATCAATGCTGCGTTTACTGCTGCATCTGTAGCCTTTGCGTATGCAGCAGCCATGTTGCGAACGAGTTCGTCAAAGAATGCTGGAGATGTGCGATCTAGCAATTCAACAGAAAATGTCTGTTGTCCAGCGTATTTCTTAACAGTTACTGATAAGAAATCTGATGTCATATCTGTTTCATTGAACGCATTACCTTGAGCTGTTTCTGCAACAGTTGGCATTGCTGTGATCTTTGGGATTTCGAAAGTCATACCTGCATCTGGAAGTACTCCGCGTGAGATCGCTTCGATTGATGGGCGGATTGTTGTTCCAAGTGGGTTGATGATTTCAGATAGTTGACGTGTTGGAACAAGTCCTGGGTTATTTACTGTGCTATCTGCTGCTGCGATGTATTGACGTGCTGCGTCATCGCCCATTGCTGCGCGAATAGTGTTCTCTACATACTTTGCAGTAGTTAGTTCAATGCGTGGCTGTGAATAAGCCATGGCTGTTACAGCAGGGCGAGCAGCTTCAACTGCGGCAGCCTCAACTGTAGGTGTTGCTTCGACTGCTGTGGTTTCTTCCACGACTGTCTCGCTTTCTGTTGGTTGGGTTGGTTCAGCGACTTCATCTTGTGATGCCGCTATATCGGTTACTGCCGCAGACTTGAATGCCGCTGCTTGTACCAAACTTACTTCGAGTAGGTCAGCACTCGATACATACAGAACGCCATTCTTAGGCTTTGCTGCATTGACCATAACTCCGACTGAAAGACCAGTACGAAGTTCTTCCGACGCTTCAATTAAAGCATCTGATCCGCGTGATGATTTAGAGATTTTGAAAGATGCAAAGATGCCATCCTCTGTCTCATTAAAGAATTGAGCGCGACCAATAGGCTGCTTAGGGTCATGTTCCAATAGGAGTTTAACCTTGCTGGTGTCAGAGATGTTTATTGCGCCGCGCTCAAAGACAACTGCACCGGCAGAAGTGTTTCCAACTTCGCCGCCGAATGGCACGATCTTTCCAGAGATAGTACGCGTTGCGCTATCTGCTATAAGTTCTGCCGAGAATGTGAGTATTTCGTTCATTGCATTCCTTCGCTTCCGTTAGGAGTTAAGTCAGTCATTTCCATTGCTTGCTCTTGGGTAATCAACTGGAGATCAAGTAATTCTCTAATGATCTGTAGTTCAACCAATGGGTCTGTGCGTAGATAGTTCTTGTCAATATCAAAGCGCACCAGATTTTGAGAATTAGTTATGTCATTCATTGAGAGCCTGTCCTCAATGGCTGAGATGAATGGCTGCAAAGATAGTGTGAGGAATTGTTTTCTTTCTTCAGTTACGTTGGCGTAAGTCATTGTCGTGTTCTGATCTGCTGAGACGTAGTAAGGCGGCACGTTGCAGAGGCGAGCAATCTCTGTTGCTAAGTTCTGAATAGCCTCGTTGTACATCATGTCCTTGGGGCTAAAGCCTACGGTTTCGTACTGGAGAGTCGAAGTAAGATAAGCCGTTGAACGGTTATTTCTGCTGGCTTTCCAAGCTGAAAGTAATCCTTGGACTTCTGCCGGTGGAAGGTCAGCGCCTGAATTGCGAATATAACCCGACGGCATTGGAGTACCTGCGGCAACTGCGGCAGCCTTTTGAATGTCTAAAGCGGCGCGGATTGTTGATACGCCTGTGCCAAGAATGCCATCGCTTAGCGATTGGAAGGTGATAAGTGAGCCAAGACCATCCATCGGTAATGTTGTGCCATCAAGTGCGTAAGATTTTACGAACACATTGTCGCGATCTAGTGTTGCTGTTACTCGACTGTTAGCGACCCATTCAAAGCGAGAAGGACGTCCATCTTCTTGATACACCTCAACCACTTGCCAGAAGGCTTGACCGTAAAATAGAAGTGAGTCAACTGTGTAGGCAATAGTTACTGATCGAGGCTGAGAATAGGAAGGTTGATCAAGCCAGAGAGGTTTGGCTAATTCTTCGCCAGTTGATTTCTTATACAACTCTAAAGGAATTGTGCCGATCGTTCCGGCTAAAAGGTTTCTGCATCTGGCTAACGCTGGTACGCCCATCGCTTCTGTGCGACCAACGTAAGCGAATTGAAAGGGCATCGCATAAGGCGAATACTCACCAAGAACCTGTGGCGCGTACTGTGCTTCTACGTTGGCTTTTGGTGTTGCACCTGTAAGGCGCGAAAGGATACCCATAGGGTGCAATTATACACTACATGTAGGTCATTCCACGTAAATAGCCGCTACCTGTTGTGGCTTCATTAACATCGAGACACACATTGCAAGCGAGATAGGCGCGCTAATATCGCCAGCAGATTTTCGCTTAACAATGCGCCAAGATGAGTCGTTTACTTTAGCTGCGCAGTTGTTCATCTGCTGAATTAAATTGGCTTGACCATTATGTACTACACGATGGTTGACTAAACCATCGAGCAAGTCTCCGCAAGCCTGATAGAACTGCTGACCAGATATATCTTGAGTAATACATCCAGCATTAGAGAGTCGATCTGCAATAGATTGAGTTGCGTACTTGTCGTAGCAGATTTGGCGCGGACGATACTGATCAGCCCAGCCCTTAATATCAGCAGCAATTTTTAGATCATCCACCGAGACTGCTGACTCCCATGTCTGCAATATGCCTACTCCAATGCGACCATCGGGGAGTAATTGACCGGCAACTAAGGAAGCGTTGCGCCTCGATGGTGATACGTCAAAGCCAAAGACTGTGTAGCCTCCTGGTGGTATCTCTAAAGTGCTATCGCTAGTCTCCTCAAGAATGCCATGCGCCCAAGGTGAACTTAGGGAGTCAATCCATTGGCAAAGCAATTCTGTCCGCGTATTTTCTATAGGAGAAGTTGCCACGCTTTCCTCAAGCGTCTCTTTAGTAACCAAGTACGACAGCGCAGGATTACTCATTGCCCATGCTTTAGGATCGTCAATCTTGCAGTATTGAGGCGCTGAGTATTCGTAGAAGCCGAAAGACTTAGGTGGATTATCTAGCGCACGTTCTCGCAGCTGATTAAGCACAACGCTGAAAGCATCGCCAGCATTAGAAGTTAGAAATGTGTGGGCATTGGCTCTGGCTCGAGTTACCGGCATTGCTGCACGATAGCCATCCTCTGACCACTCTCGGATTTCATCGAGAAATAGCGCATCTGCTGATCGACCGCGAGCGCCGTCTCTGGTCGCTGCGACTACATCAAGTCTGCGTCCATCTTTCATCTCAATTGACTCAGTTCCGTTGGCGTACCTGATCTGCTTAACTAGTTGCATGAGGTTTACATTGTTTTCAAAGACATTCGCTACTTGGCGAAAGGTATCTAGTGCCATTGAGCGATTAGATGAAGCAATGATCACGTTCTTGCTATCCCACTTAATTAGGTGAGCCAGAATGAGCATACGCGTTAGATGAGTCTTGCCATTCTGTCGAGCAACTAAGATCAGGTTTGTCTTGCGTATCCAGTTGCCCTTGGCGTCAATTCTTAGCATGTCTCGTAGGCAGAACTCCTGCCATGGCAATAACGGCATCTCGATTAGGTTAGCGAGTTCAATTACGTCATCAACCTTGGATTTGCCCTTGAGGTAAGGGCTGTGGAGCCTTGGCTCGGTTGCCCCTCGTAGCACTTGTTTACGAGCAGCCATGATCAGGCTTGATCTTGGACTGGTCGGGCGGTAAACGGACTGTCTTGGTGAACTTTGGACTGCATTGGAGAGAGGAAGGAAGA